ATGACCGCAATCAAAGCCACATTGAGCAACATCGAGACATCGTTAGCCAATTAAATCTCAATCAAAAACAAAGGACACTTTGATATGCATCAGCTTCATACTTTCCAACTCTTCGATACCGACAATTCAGTTATTGACAAAGGCTTCGAAGTCTATCGCGACTTCTACGCGAAACATGGCGACAATGTCGTCCATATGCAATTTATCAACGGCATAATGTTCGTATATACTCAAGGGGTGCTCGATGCTTCAGCGCAGCCAGTTTGACCTTTCGCATACAAAGCTTCTTACTTGCGATATGGGTCAACTCATACCGAATCTCGTTATGGAAGTTCTTCCCGGTGATTCTCTCAACATCAAAACGAATCAAGTCGTTCGTCTCAATCCTCTTCTTGCTCCTGTCATGGACAGGGTAGACGTAACTCAGCACTTTTTCTTCGTGCCGAATCGTCTTATCTGGGAAGATTGGGAAAAATTCATTACGAACGGTGAACTTGGTGACAATAACTCAGTTCACCCAACTCTTGCAGCTCCTTCCAGCGTTGGCTTCCTCAAAGGATCCCTTGCCGATTATCTCGGTGCTCCTTGTGACATTGCAAACTTTGTTGTCTCGGCTCTCCCGTTTCGTGCCTACAATCTCATTTACAATGAATGGTACCGTGACCAAAATCTCATTACGGCAATCACTACTTCCAAAACATCCGGCACGGACACTACTTCTAACACAACGCTCCAAAAGCGTTGTTGGGAAAAGGACTATTTCACGTCCGCTTTGCCGTGGGCTCAGAAAGGCACTGCCGTTAATCTGCCTCTCGGCACTTCTGCACCTGTTACAGGTATCGGCAAATCTACTGGTGTTTTCGGCGATGGTTCTCAGACTGTTCGTGAATCTGACGGGACTACCTCGACTTATACTATTTCCAGCGGTATCTCCACCGCTACGGATAAAGCCTTCATTATCGAAGGCACAAACGCAAGCACGGGTTTCCCCAATATCAAAGCCGATTTAACTCAGGCTACTGCCGTCACTATCAATGACCTTCGTCTCGCAAGCAAAATCCAAATGTTCTTTGAACAGATGGCAAGAGGAGGTTCACGTTATGTCGAATTCACCAAGCATATGTTCGGTGTCACCTCTTCTGATGCTCGCTTGCAACGTCCCGAGTATCTCGGGGGCGGTCGCGCTCCCGTCATCGTTTCTGAGGTTCTTCAAACTTCCTCGACTGACGCGACTTCACCGCAGGGTAACATGGCGGGTCACGGCTTTTCTGTCAACACTTCTCGCACACTCTTCGGTAAAGGCTTCGAAGAGCACGGACTGATTATCGGCATCATGTCTGTCATGCCCCGCACGTCATATATGCAGGGATCCCCTAAAATGTTCAATCGTCGGACGAAGTATGATTACTTCTACCCCGTGTTCGCAAATCTCGGCGAACAAGCAATTCTCCAAAAGGAGCTCTATGCCGGTTCAGCTACTCCTGATGCAATCTTCGGGTATACTCCTCGGTATGAGGAATATCGCCGAGTATTCTCAACCACCCACGGCGAATTCAAGGATTCCTTGGATTACTGGCATCTCTCTCGTAAGTTTGCGTCGGAACCTGCGCTCAACTCTACTTTCGTCACCTGTGACGCTACAAAGCGTGTGTTCCCCACTACAGACACAAATTCCGTTTTGTGTCAGTGCTATCATCAGGTTAAAGCGTTTCGACCGCTTCCGAAAAAATCAATTCCCTCTTTAATGTAAAGGCAAATCATGAAAATGATAAAAAGTCAATCACAATTTCGTAGCATCACAGACCTTAAAGGTTATGATGATGCTGAAAAAAACGACCTTCCGTCGTTAACTGATCGCTCATCGTATGAGCCTCTTCAATCGTCCATCAAGCGTATGCTTCGTGGTGAAACCGTTCAATCTAACGGACTGGACTTCTCAACAGAAATCTCCGTTTCTGAACAGCCTGGGGCTGACTTGTCAGACATCCATCTCGACATCATCGGTCAAGTGCTAGCTAAAGACGCCCGTAGCGAAAGCGAAGCGAAAGCAACGGAAGTCAAAGCTGCAACAACCGAATCGTCGGCACCGCCGGCAAACGTCGATACAAAGGCTGTGACAGACGCAGGTACTGCGTAAGTCCAAAAAAATCTGCCCCCGCCATCTCGGAATGCCGAGCACGGGGGCGGATTTGCCCCGTAGGGGAAAAAAAACCAGTTGTCTTACTTGATATCAACTGGTATAACTGACACCAGAGTATCAAATCTGTGTCGGTTCAAAAAAAGGAATCAATATGGCTCTTATGTCCGGTGGTTCTGGTTTAATTGGTGGAATCTATCAAGGTTGGGTAGATTCTTATCAAATGAAAAAACAAGATTCCTATAATCGCGCTGCTGCCGACCGGCAAGACGAACGTTCAAAAGATGCGGTCGACCTTGCTTGGGAACGCGAAACAGCCTATAACGCTCCTCTCGCACAAATGGCTCGCTTCAAAGAAGCGGGGCTCAATCCTAATCTTATTTATGGCACTGGCAGTGCTTCAGCCGGTAATACTCATGCTTCTGTCGCAAATGTTGCGACTCAAAAACCTCGCGATGCTTCTAATTTCGCTTCGTCAACAGTCGACGGAATTCTGAAAACTCTTTCTCTCAAAAATCTTGAGCTTCAAAATGATATTGCACAACGCACTGGAAAAAATCTTGAAGTGAAAAATATGCAGGACATGGAAGTCCTCACTGGTCTTCGCCGTGAAAATAAAATCCTTCAAGGCTCCGGTGCTTCATCTAAAGACCCGTGGTATATCCGTCAAGGCGGTCGGGTCGGTCAACTTATTAAGGAAAAAATGCGCGACATTCGCGAGAGCCCTTATAAACTTGATCCATCCAAAAACGATATTTACAGCGCACCGCGCGCCTAAGGAGGTGAAAATGAAACGCAACATCCTCAAGCAGATTTCGTCTGCTAAAAAATCGCAGTATAAAAAAAGAAACAAACAGTTCGCTAAGTCTGCGGACAAAGTGAATCCGATGAATTCAATCGGTAACACTCGCGGAGGCATTCGTCTGTGAAATGCATCAACCCGATGCCCATTAAATGCGGTGTTATGCCTTACGTTGTCCCTTGCGGGCAATGTATGTCATGCCGTATCAATAAAGCTAAAATGTGGGCTATTCGGTGCGTCGATGAACTTAAGTATCACGACGAATCAATCTTTTTAACCCTCACTTACAATGAGGAAAATTTACCTCAAAATCTCTCTTTGAATGTTGCTCATATGCAACTATTCTTCAAACGCCTGCGCAAGGCAGGCTTTATCTTCCGATATTTCGCCTGTGGTGAATACGGTGATACGAACAAGCGTCCGCATTATCATGCGATTATGTTCGGTATCGGAAAACAACATCTCGACGCCTTAAATGAAAAATGGGGGCTCGGGTTCATATACATCGGCGATGTAACTCTTCAATCCTGCAATTACGTTGCAGCATATTGTCAAAAAAAAATCACTGGTAAAGATGCAAAAAATCATTATGCAGACCGTGGAATTATTCCCGAGTTCTGCCTCGCATCTCGTCGCCCTGCTATTGGGCTTAAACACTTCCAAGACTTTGGAATTGATGACATCAACCGAGGTTTCAGAGTTCACGAGGGGGTGAAATATGGACTACCAAAATACTACAGGCAAAAACATAAAGAAATTTTTCCGGTATCTGATTTACGGCTTTACCTTGGCTCTGTCGATGGGGTTGAGCGGAACGCTTCAAGACAAGTGGAACTTGAACAACAACGACATGACCGCAATCAAAGCCACATTGAGCAACATCGAGACATCGTTAGCCAATTAAAACTCAATCAAAAACAAAGGATACTTTGACATGCATCAGCTTCATACTTTCCAACTCTTCGACCATGACGATACAGTTATCGACGAAGGCTTTCAGATTTATCGTGACTTTTACGCAAAACATGGCGACAACGTTGTCCACATGCAATTCATTAACGGCATAATGTTCGTTTATACTCAGGGGGTTCTCGATGCTTCAGCGTAGCCAATTTGACCTTTCGCATACAAAGCTTCTCACTTGCGATATGGGTCAACTCATTCCGAATCTTGTTATGGAAGTTCTTCCCGGTGATTCGCTCAATATTAAAACGAATCAAGTTGTTCGCTTAAATCCTCTTCTTGCTCCGATTATGGATCGTGTTGATGTTACTCAACACTTTTTTTTCGTCCCGAATCGTCTCATTTGGGAAGATTGGGAAAAATTCATCACCAATGGCGAACTCGGCGACAACAATTCTGTACATCCTACTCTGACAGCTCCTGCGGTCACTGGCTTTGTCAAAGGTACTCTTGCCGATTACCTCGGCGCACCTTGCGACATAGCAAATTTCGCCGTTTCTGCTCTTCCGTTCAGAGCTTACAATCTCATTTATAATGAGTGGTATCGCGACCAAAACCTTATCACTCCGATCACTACTTCGAAAGCGTCTGGTACGGACACGACTTCGAACAAAACGCTTCAAAAACGTTGTTGGGAAAAAGACTATTTTACGTCTGCTCTTCCGTGGGCTCAAAAAGGAACTCCTGTTAATCTTCCTCTCGGTACTACTGCGCCAATTACTCGCGCTTCGAATGCTGCTGCGGTCGAATTCTATAACGAAGGTACTAACACGAAATCCACTGCCGGACATATTGCAAATACTTCTGGTGTTGCACGTGTCGATGGTGGCGCCTATGTCTCAATAGATCCTAAAGGCGGTCTCAATGCAGATCTCACAACTGCAACCGCTGTTACTATCAATGATCTTCGTCTCGCAACTAAAATTCAGAGCTTCTTTGAACAGATGGCTCGCGGAGGTTCGCGTTATGTCGAATTCACCAAGCATATGTTCGGTGTCACCTCTTCTGATGCTCGC